TTGCCATTTTGCATTTCCCCTTTCAGCCCGCCGCCCTTTTGTCGGCTGTCGGCCTTGTTGACTTTATATTATCACGGCGATAACACGATGTCAATACGAACATAATACGAACATAATGTGACAATTTTGTGAACATCATCAAGTTTTTTCAGCACAAAACCCGCAAACTGTGTGCTATGATAGATATAACCGAAAATTGTGTAAGAGAGTCGCGCTTTGTGCGGCTTTTTTGATTTGCAGGAAAAGCCTTCCTGTGTGAAAATAGACATAGGAGGGGATGGAATGCACTATATTGAACTGAGCCGAATTCTCATAAATGGCGAAGAACTCAAATTCTCAAGCGCGTTAATCATCATAGAAGAATCGAACGGACTCAAAAGCTGGATGGTCGAATGCAGTGATGCAGAAGATACGCTGATGGATTTATTCATCAGCGGTGTAGGAAATGTGAGTTTAACCATGATCGGCAAAGATGGGAAAGAATACAAAGGTGAAGCTTTTGTAACGGACGATTCAACATTTAGAGGAACAGGAATATTGCACGGATTCAAATAAGCACCTTCGGGTGCTTTTTATTTTGGGAGGTGAAAACGATGGCTAAGCAGGGGCAGAAGTTGGATCCGGAACTGAAAGAGAAAATCAAAGCCTACTTAGCCACGTGTGACAATATCAGTCAGACTGCAAAAAAGTTTGGTGTTTCCGTTTCGACAGTTCACAAGATCAAAGAAGAAAAACCGGATGAGTTCGAAAAGCTTCGAAACGATAAAAAGCAGCAGATCATTGACCGTATATGGGAAAACATTTGGGATGCTATCGAACTAGGCAATCAGATGGTAAAAGAAGCGCGAGAAGGGAAACGAGACATACCACTTTCCCACATTTCGACGTATGTCGGCACACTTTACGACAAGCAAGCACTTATGCAAGGTGATCCCACTCAAAACATCAACGGTGGGATGGTGATTCACATTGGCATACCGGACACAGCCGAAGACGACGAATAAAACGATCATCTTCCCCTACAAGCCGCAACCGAGACAAAAACTGTTTCACTATACGACGACCGACCCTAAATATTGGGCTGATGAAGTTTTATACGGTGGAGCAGCCGGCGGCGGGAAATCCGCTGCCATTGTGGGAGATGCATTCAAAAACGCGTGTAAATACCCTGGCATAAACATATTGATCCTCAGACGGACCCTGCCCGAGTTGGAAGGGTCCATTTTGTTGCGGATGCTCGAATGGTATCCGCGCGATGTGTGCAAGTACAAAGAGCAAAAGAAAGTATGGGAGTTCATCAACGGTTCGCGGATATGGCTTGGATACTGTGAGCAGGAAAATGACGTGTATCGTTATCAAGGGAAAGAGTTTGAAATCATCTACATGGACGAGGCGACACATTTTTCCTATACGCAGTTCAAGTATCTGAAAAGCCGGAACCGGACGAGCAATCAAAAAGTGTTGCAAATGGGATTTCGTCCGCAGATGAAGCTGACCACAAACCCCGGCGGCGTTGGTCATGTGTGGGTGAAGAAAAGATTCATCGACATTGGGCCGTGGGAACAGGTTCACACGGTACAAGAAACTAACGACGATGACGAACCGATCTTCAAAGACGGCCAACCGGTCACAACGCAACGCATCTTCATCCCGGCAAAACTCAGTGATAACCAATACATTGACGCGGATTATGAAGCGAAACTATTGACGATGGATGAGAAGTTGCGCAGACAGCTTCTTGATGGAGATTGGGACGCGCTGGAAGGACAGTTTTTCAGCGAGTTCAACCGCAGGATTCACGTCATCGAACCGTTCGACATTCCGCACGATTGGAAACGGTACAGGGCCATGGATGAGGGATACAATGATCCGTTTGTGTGCCTGTGGATCGCCATGGATCGAGAAGGCAATGCGTATGTATACCGCGAGTTTGTGAAGTCGCAGTTGCTTAGCCATGAACAGGCGCAAAGAGTGATTGAGCTTACCGGAAATGAGCGCATCGACTACACCGTGGGCGATACATCTTTCTGGAACAAAGGGAAAGCGGACGGCAAAGCGCCGTATGAAGTGTTCCTGGAACACGGCATACCCATGATCCAGGCGACTAAAGAGCGCGTCAACGGATGGAAACGAATCCGCGAATGGCTGCATGTGTTTGACGACACCGATCCGGTCACGGGGGAAACATTCAAAAACAGCCGTTTGAAGATATTCAACACATGCCGAAACCTGATCGAAGCGCTCCCGGCTATGATCTTTGATGAGACATACCCGGAGGATATCGAGGAACATCCGCTTGACCACACGCCGGATGCGCTCAGGTATTGGGCGATGAGCCGACCAGCACCGACGAAGCCGTTGCCGAAACGTACTCCGAACCGAGACGAAATGGCATGGCGTCAACTCGAAATTTTGGATAAACGCGCGAAACAACGCAGGAAAGGAAGTGTGTTCGTGGGATGAGTGAAACAACGCAATTACTGATAGCCTTTGGCGGTATTTATATTGGCTCTTTCATCCTTCTTCTGCTTTATTGGTACGACGCGAATAGGGAGAGGAAAAAGGAATTGGCGCGTTTGGAGCGTCTACTTGAACAAAGTCAAGCCGAGCGCAAAGACCTGCTCGACCGCATCCAAGCGCCGACGTTTGCGGAATACACAAACAAAGTCATAAAGGAGAAAAAGCTGGAACAGCCGCCTGAGGAAGAAGAACAGAACGATCCGTTTATCTCGTGAAGGAGGTGTGATAATTGAACCTGAACATTTACGAACTTGTATTCGGCCATATTCGACATTTTGTCGCGGCGGTGGATGAGGAAGACGCATATGCGCAAGGAACCGATCCTGAACGCTTCCCAGACCTTCATTTTCGCCCTTTTGAGATTCACAAAGTCGAGGTGCAAGGGTACACCATTACCGTGACACAGAATGCGCCTCAGACGGAAAAAGAGGACGTTACAGAAGCAGACGAAGCGCCTAGACGCGGACGCAGAAAGGCGGCGGTGTAGGTGGCTAAACCGACATCGAAAGCAGACGAACTGGTGAAGCTCGTCGATGAGCGAAAGGAATCTGCGCTAAATTGGCGCGTACTCAGGCAAATTCAGATCAACCGGTCGTTTTTCAAGGGCGACCAGTGGATCAAATGGGATAACATCCGAAAGACGGTGTACGTGCCGGAACCACGCGCGAACGAGCGGCGGTACACGTATAACAAGATCAAACCATTGATCCTGACGCTGCTTGCCAAACTAACGAAAAACCGCGTCCAGATTGAGGTTTTACCCGACACCAACGATGACGAGCGGATCGAGGTAGCAAACGCCGGGTACAAATTTCTCAAATATCAGTGGCAAGAGGACCGAATGGATCATAAGTCCCGTCGACTGAAACTGCACATGCTCGTGGACGGGATGCCCGCTCTGAAAGTGTTTGTGGACAAAACCAAAGGCGAGGATATTCCGATCGAGGCGGCGGAAGAACTTCTGGAGGAGCTTGAGGAAAGGGATATACCGACGAAAACCGGAAAAATCGTGACGCAAGTCGTCGATCAGATGCAGTATTACATTGACCCGACAGCTGAGGATATCGAAGAAATCAAGTGGGTGGTGCATGAGTTTCCGAAGGATGTCGATGAGATTTTCGACGAATACGGTGTGAAAGTCGAGCCGGAAGAAATACAAGTCCGCGCATCGTTTGAATTATCTCTTAGCGCCGATCCGCGCAAAAAATTCTACAACCATGCGATGGTGCGCGAGTATTGGGAATGGCCGAGTGCGAAGTATCCGAACGGGCGCAAGATCACCACGGCGGGCGGACAACTCTTAGATAACGACGAAAATCCTGGCGAAAACCCGTGGATTTTCTTCCCGATGATCCCGGTTCCCGGTAGCGCCATCGCGGACGGAATTGTAAAAGACCTAACGACGCCGCAACTGTCGTACAATGTCAAGCGAACGGCGGAAGCGCGGATGTTGGAGGAAATCGGTATCGGCAAATGGATGGTGCCGATCAATTCCGTCGAGGACGAAAGCGAATTGAGCGACGAAATCAGCGGTATCGTCCACTATACACCGATAAACGGCCTGAAACCGAATCGAGAAAACGGGCCAGAGCCCGGAAACGGCTGGCAAAACGCGATGGAACGTGATGAGGCGGACATGGAGGACATCTCCGGTGCGCACGAAATCAGCCAAGGCAGCGTGCCGAAAGGCGTGGACACTTACGGTGGATTGCAACTGTTGGTCGAACAGGACGAAACCAAACTCGCCATCGCCGCGCATAGCTATGAAGAAGGTATCAAGAAATGGGGCGAAAAGGTACTCCGCTTGGTCAAAAAGCATTTTCCCGAGGAGCAAATGCTTCGAATCGTCGGAGAAAACGGCGAAATCGAGGCATTTGCTTTTTCCGGGGCCGATTTGTCCGGTAATGAGGTTGTGGACGTGGTACCTGGTTCCTCACTCCCCGAAGTCCGCGCGGTGCGTGACGCGAAAATCTTCCAGATGTGGGGCGCAGGAATGTTCGTTGACCCGAAAACCGGCGTCGCCGACGTGCGGAAAGTAACGCGTATGCTTGGACAGTCGATTTCGTCCAGCTATTTTGACGATGCTGAGTTGGACGAGAACAAAGCGAAAATGGAAAACCGGCAATGGGAAATGTTGTTTAGCGATCCGGTGACTGTTCAAGCCATCATGGAATACCAAGCCGTGATGCAACAGTACCAACTTGCCGCACAGCAAATTCAAATGGCCGGGGGAATGCCGCCTCCTCCACCGCAACCGCCGGTGAAATTGCCGGTTGTGCGTGATTTCTACGACCATCAGACGCATTTGGAGATGCACAACCGATTCCGAAAAGGCAATTACTACGACGGTTTGCCGCCGGAATTGCAAGCGATCATCGACCAGCATTGTGCCGAGCATGAGCAATACCTGATGGCCCCTCAAATCGCGCAACAACAAATGCAAATGGCGCAGATGCAGGCGCAAGCGGAGCAAGCAGAGGCGCAACACAGACGGCAGATGGAGATGAAACAGCAGGATCACGCGAACACGTTGGAACGTGAATTGATCAAGCAACAAACCGCATTGCAAATGCGAGGTGCTAGACAATGAAAGTCAATCAAACAGATGGGTCGATCCGGGATGAATTTGTCATTACCGGACCTTCTGGGGAAAAAGTCGGCGTTAACGGCGACCGCTTGAAGGTTGACGCTAACCTCAGTGTCGATAACGTTACGGTAAGTAATGTTGGCATTACTTCGGTTGACGGCGCAGCTATGGAAAGCACGGGTAAGTATATGCCTGTAAAACTAACGGGGAGTAATGTTAAAGAGACCGTGCTCATAAACAACATAACAGTGACACCGGGAAGTACAATATACCAATCATCCGTAAATATGACCGACTGTGATTTTTTTCGGGTCATTTATGAAAATACCGTTAATACAAATTACAGAATAGGTGTATTTCAGCAAAACATGTCGATTGGATACGCGGCAATTTTGTTGGCATATGATGGAACACAAATACAAGGAAAAGATGACCAGTTTCCGTACTCTTATCCAAATGCTTCAAGAAACATATGGTCTAAATTGTACACGCCTTTTTGTGCAACAGCTAAATTTTCCTTTGAAAACCAAGGAGGATCAGAAGTTACCGTATCAGTAAAACTTGTTAAACTCTCAAGACGAGGAGTGGTGTAAGATGAATTTTTATGACATTTTAGATCAAGTTGACGAAGGATATGCAATTAACCCTTATGCCGCCAAAACGGTAAATGGAACGTGGATAGAAGGTATGATCTCAATAGATTTCCTTAATGAACATTTTGGGCAATACGCAAATGCAACAGAAATGATCGACGCAACGGAAAGTGAAGGTTTGAAACTGTTTTTCGCATGGTTGCGAGATCAAGGGAAACTGCCTTGACCTTATTAAACTAACGAAGATCGTATGTTTTATAATAACAGGCCGTGGGTGAGACTCCGCGGCCTATTCTCTTATTCGTTCGGGCGTTGAAAACGCGAAAATGGTATAATATTTCTGAGGGCTAGTCCGGCCAGACGAAAAGGAGCATCCCACTCCCTGCCCTTAATACATATGGGAAAACTACTTGGGAGGTAGTTCATGTGGGGCAAGTTGTCGATATTTCAGGACAAAAGTTTGGAATGTTAACGGTAATTAGGTTTCATTCTCTGAACAAAAGAAATAAATCAATGTGGCTTTGCGTTTGTGATTGTGGAACAGAAAAAGTCATTGAAGGAAGTAATTTGAAAAAGGGTAACACAAAATCTTGTGGCTGCGAACGGTATGTTCGTTCGCAGGGAGGTAAATCAAAAACGCCGGAATACTATACCTGGTGGAATATGATACGGAGATGCCACGATCCAAAAGATAAAAGTTACCACCATTATGGCGGTAGAGGAATAAAGGTGTGTGATAGGTGGCGTAATAGCTTCGAAAACTTCTTGGAGGATATGGGCGAACGCCCTTCACCAAACCACAGTATTGATCGAATAGATGTTAATGGTGACTATGAACCTGTAAATTGTAGATGGGTTACAGAATCAGAGCAGGAAAGAAACAAAAGATTAGACCAACGAAATATTTCAGGATACCCAGGTGTTTTGTGGATTGAAAAGTTTAAAAACTGGAGAGTCAAAATAACTGTAAAAGACAAAAGCATATATGTTGGAACTTTCAAAACGTTGTCAGAAGCAATAGAAGCACGAAAACAAGCAGAAATCAAATACTGGTCAAAGGCATCCATTTAGGGTGCTTTTTTATTGGGCTACTGATGAGACTTCGGTAGCCCATTCTCATAATATCGAGGGCGTTGAATAAGTCGCAGCCGCCTTGCGACAAGGAGGATTTACCAATGGAAGATCAAGTTATGGAAACTCAATCGGGCGTAGAAGGCGTTCCCGCCGCCGGGGAACAAACCGAAACTCCTGCTGAAACGGGCGTTGAAGTACCGGCTGCCGCCGAGCCGAGCAAGGAGAGCAACTTCGAAAAGGCGTTCGCCAAACGTCTTGCCGCAGAACGCGAAAAATGGGAATCCGAGCGTCAAAAGGAACTGGAAAAATACAAGGACTACGATATATCCAAAAAAGCGCTCGAATTCCTGATGCGAGTCAACAACATCCATGACGTGAATTTCCTCAAGGAACAACTGGAACTCGCAGAATTGCAAGAACAGGCCGAAAAGCAGAACATGACGGTCGAGGAATTGCAACGACTCAGGGAACTGGAAGAACTCAAAGCCTGGAAACAACAAGTCGAACAACAACAGCAGCAGCAACAGCAATTAATTCAATTCGAACAGATGTTGAAGGACTTCTGCAAGGACAAGGAGCTTGACGGCAAACCACTTGACCACATGGAGTTATGGAAATTCATGCACGACAACGGGGTGTCCAACCCGGAAACGGCGTTCAAAGCCATGAAAGCCGAACTGCTGGAAAAGCAGATCGAAAATGCCAAAAAAGAGGCTGTCAAAGAGTTTCTTTCCGCCAAAGGATCGATTCCGAAAGTGGAAGGAGCCAAAGCCTCCGGTCAAGCGCTGCCGGGCACGCCCAAGACCTTTGCGGAAGCCAGACAACGAGCACTACAACGATTTGGAGGATGATAGCATGGCATTTGACTTGACCGCAGCATCGGCGGTACTGAAAGAGGACTATTTGCCGCCGGTAAGGGATCAACTGAACAACACGAATCTTGTGATCCAAAAACTCGTAGCAAAGAAGCAAGAGGCCACCGGTAAACGATTCTATGTACCGCTGCACTATGGCCGGAACAACGGCGTTGGATACCGGGCAGAGGGTGCGGCCCTCCCGACCGCCGGACATCAACGCTATAAGGAATCGACGGGGACCGTTCGTTACCTGTACGGTTCTATCGAAATCACCGGACCGACGATCAAGGCGATGAGAAACGACAAAGGTGCGTTTATCCGGGCAGTGGAATCCGAAATGAAAGGGCTGCTGCGCGACCTGAAAGACCAACGTGCGCGTGCCCTTTTTGGCGACGGAACCGGGAAACTGGCCACGTTTGACGCTAACTCCAACACCAATACGCTGGCGGTGGACAAGATCAAATATTTCCAAGTCGGCATGTTGATTGATATTGTCCAAACCGGAGGTACGGTGTCTGTGAGTGGCCGACAAATCACAGCCATCGATGAAGTCAACAAAACGATCACGATTTCCGGCGCGCCGGTAACGACGGAAAATACCGACATCGCCGTGGTATCTGGTGACTATAACGTTGAGGCAATGGGACTGGGCGGCATCGTCAGCACGACGCTCCCCTTGCAAGGAATCGACCCTTCGGTAGATACGTGGTGGAAAGCAAATCGCGTTCATAACAACGGCACGCCGAGGGCTTTGTCTCAACAACTGATGCGGCAATCCATTGACCTGTCCGAACTGAAGGGCGGCAATATCGACATGATCACGGCCAGCTATGGCGTGCGTGCGGCTTATGAAGCGCTGCTGCAAAATCAGGTGCGGATCGTCAATCCGATGGAACTGGAAGGCGGCTATAAAACGCTGGAATATGACGGTCGCCCGATTGTCGTTGACCGTTACCACGAGTCCAACCGGATGTATTTCCTCGACATGGACGAAATCGACTTGTACCAGTTGTCCGACTTCGAATGGCGCGAAGACGACAAAGGCGCTGTCTTGCATCCGGTGCCGGGGTATGACAAGTATCAGGCTGACATGTATTGCTACGAAACGCTGGTGACGTACAGACGGAACGCACACACGGAATTGGCCGATTTGACGGAACCGAGCGGTTATGCAGTATAACGGGAGGGGTTTTCCCCTCCCTTTTCTTTTAGGAGGGACATTATGGCAAAATACGATATTTACTACATCGAAGAACGATTGAGAGACTACGACCCCACGCTTTTCCGCCGAATCGATTTTGACGAAAGACGCGGACTTCATCGGATCATTTGTTTCGATCCCCGAAATAACGAGGAGTATATTGCTTTTACCGTCCCGCATGGCCAATTGGATCATCGGACGGTCACACGATACATGCAAATCCATCCGAAAACCGGATTTAACGTATTTAAATATCTTGACCGTGAGTTTGACAAGAGAGAACGTCATCAGGAAAAGAAAATCAGTGATATGGCGCACGATTTGGCCGACAACATCTTGTCCAGTTTCCGCATGAAACCAAGCCGATCCATCGAATAAAGGCGGTGATCCTGTGAATTTGGCCGATCTGAAAACGCGAATCTTCCGCATGACCAACCATATCTACAACGACACGTTTCACATGACGGATTTGGTCAACGATGCGTTGAACATTATCGCCACGGAAGCGAAACTGGAAGCGGAAACCTCGATCAATGTCACCGCAGGAACAGCGAATTATCCGCTGCCGACCGATTACAAGTCGCCAAGAGCGTTGATGGAGGGAACGCTGGATTGTCCCATTCACATCTATGACCTTGTGCCGCCGGAAGAAATCTCATACGGATATTCGATCTGGAACGGGGAAATCATTATCAAACCAACGCCAACTCAAAACGTGACGTTGAACTTTTATTACTACAAGTTTCCGTCGGAACTCAAAAACGACGAGGATATCCCCGATATTGATCCGCAATACCATGAGATTCTTGCGGCGTATGCGGCGGCCATGATTCTGTCTTTACCTGGCGTGGAAGGCGTAAGCAACGCCTTGAGAGATCGCTATTTCGCCATGTGGGACGAAGGCAGAGCGCGTTTCCAAGCGGATATGGAGCGAAAGAACAGGCAGCGGTCCGTTCGGAAGGTGGGGCAAATCCGATGAAACAATTCCAATTCTCCGTCTCCACGAACGACAACCCGCTTGAGGAAGCGCGAGACGAACACGGGAATCTGATCTTGACACCCATCGTCACCGCCGAGAATATTTCACAGGCTATGAACAGCGAAACCATCTACAACTTTTGCGTGCAAAACGGTTATCGCATCTTCAAACCGGTAAGGAAGTGATCCCATGCCGAATCTGTACAACGCGGGGCAGCTTGCCTCCATCATCCGCAAACTTGGAGAGATGGATATAGAAGACCTCGGATCCGACACCGATTCGCAGAACACGTACATCTTCTACTACATGAACCTTGCGATGTGGGAACTCGCCCGACTCGCCAACCAGGTGAAGTACAGCGACACGAAAACC